TGCGTTCGATCGTTCCTTGCGCGCCTTGCCACAGATTGGAGGCGTGGAGGGTGTTCATCTCGATCGTGACATCGAACTCGATGGACGTGGACATATCGATCGAAACCGGACCGGCCGTCGCGACCATGCGGGGTTGGAGCGAAGTCGAAGTAGCGGCGAGATGACCGACCAGCGTGCCGCCCACGCTGCCGCCTGATCCGATGATCCGGATCAGAACCCATGCTTCGATCGAGAAGAAGTTATTAGCGGCACTTGTCGGAATTGTTTGGGCGCCGGTGGTGAGAACCTGCGTCCCGTTAATGCGCAGGCGATGGGTCGCCGCTCCCCCCCCACTGGCGGGCGAGTTGTAGAAACCAGCGCAGCGGATCCGATAGACATCGCCTACGATCAGTTTCGCGGCCGGCGTGGTTCGTGACCCGAGGGCGGTTGCACTGAAAAGCGTGCTTTCAGTCGTCGTGTTCGAGACGGTGACGCCGCCTGTCTGGGCGAATTGAAGGATGTGGGAACCGCCGTCGGTCCATGCGAGACCGTTGGGCGCGCTGCTGAGCGATTGCAGGATCTGGCCATTGGTCCCCGCTGGGAGAAACGAGAATGTCGAGCCGCTGGCGACGGTGAGGTTGCCCTTCGTCTTGTCGACGGTGCTCAAGCTGTCAAGATCAGGATCATAAGCCTGGACATGCCCGCCGACGATCAGTTCAAGGTTCGCCCGCGCACCGGACGCGGTTGTCGCTCCCGTGCCGCCGTTTGTGAGACCGAGCACGCCGCTCGTAATGTCGTCGGCGGCATGAGTGTGGACGTCATCGGCCTTGCCGTAGACAGCCGTCTGGAGCTCGGTGATCATCTCGGCGGTGGGCGCGATCGCCACGAGATCGCCCGCGACCAGGCTGGCATCCGAGCCCCAGGTGAAGGAGTTGATCGTGAGGGTGTTGCCCGAGCGGGCAGTGATCTTGGCGTTCCAGATGGGAACGGTCGGCGTGGCAGCCTTGTAGGCAGTGAGCGTGACGGGGCTGGTGGGCGTGGGCGTGCCGAAGGCCGCGCCATTAGGGACGGTGATACTCCCCGAGGCCGCCGTGTAGCTGCCCGTCAACGTCTGCTTGACGTAGTTGATGGCCTGATACACAAGGCGGCCTCGGATCACATATAAGGCTTGTGCAGCGCCCGGCAGGTCGAGTTCGCGCCGCCAGCGCCGCCAGTGATGATGTACCCGAAAAGAGCGTTGGTGGTCGCCGTCGTCGTGATGCCGTTATTGGTCGTGTCCCAGTAGACCTTGGCGTAGTTGGCGGCGTTATCGATGTTCTTCACGTCGTAGACACCGCCGCCGACGGCCAGGGCCCCGAGCTCGCTGGCGGCGATATCGCGATGGGCGATCCCGCAGCTCAATCCCGCCGCGCCGCCCAGAGCGATCACCTCCCCGGCGGCCACGGCGGCGCCGGGCGTGTAGTCGATCATGATCGGGTCGCCGTGCCGAAACGTTGCTTCCGCGGGCATTTTGTAGGCTCCTACTGGCGGGGATTGTCGGCGAACGCTGCGGCCTTCGGACTGGGCTTGTCGACCCCGCCGCCGCCGCTCTTGGGCGGCCGGCCGCGGCGCTTCTTCTCCTTCTCGGCCTCGGCTTTCTTCTCGGCCTTGACGGCTGGCGGCAGCGCCTCGGGCCCCGAGAACTGGATCGGCACCACGCCCCGCGAGATGTCGGCCGGCGTCGGTTCGTAAGGCATGGCCGGTTCGTCATCATCGGCGTCGGGATCAAGCGCCCAGCCATTCTTGATCAGCTCATCGGCCGTCTTGTCATCGACATCGACTTCCTTGCCGGCCTCGGTTTCCTTGAGCCCGAGGCGGGCGGCGTCGGCCCGGCCGATGTTGAGGGCGAGTTTCAGTTTTGGCATCTCAGGCAGCTCCCTTCGACTTGACACCCGCGCGGTACTCTTGCTTGGCGACGCCGAAGTCGTGATATCCCCGCATCTGGACGCCGAGGGTGTTGAAGTCCGCATCCGCGCTTTCGACGAACGGTTCCTCGCGGCCGTTCAGGAACGCAACATCGATCACGGAGAGCTCGCCGGGATCGGCCAGCAGATACCATGCGGTCGCCGAGTTGCCGGTGTAGCTCGTGTTCGTGAGATAGGTCGACGCCACGACGCGGTACCGATTGGCGTATGGATTATTGGCCAGCGCCGAGCTCGTTCCTCCCGTGACCGTTTGCGAGCTCATCAAGTTCATCGCGATCGACCAGAGCGTGTTCGGCACGAGCAGGATCGCCGGCGTGATCGCGACCGGTAGACCATCGGGGTCCGTCTGACCTAGGAACTTTTGTTCCGCCAAGGACAGGGCGTTAATACCGGCCGCATCGGGCGTCAGCGCGGTCTCAGCACCCGAGATGTAGTTGCCCCTGCCGGTAGTGAAGAACGTGGCGTTGTCCATGAACGCCGCCCAGAAGACATCGTTGAGCTTGAGCGCGGCACCTCGGCCCAGCCGGGCTGGCACTTCCGAGAGCGCGTTGAGATCGTCGTTGATCAGGTCCGTGCGCGTGATCGCGAACATCCGCGCGTAGGTGTCGGCCTTGATCGTGTACGTCGTTTCGCCGACATCACCGTGTTTGATCTCGCCCGCCGGGCCCAGCTTCTCGTAGATGAAGCCGCCCGAGAGCGAGTAGCTGGTCACGGCCTTGAGATCGCGCACCGAGCGAATCCGGGCGATTGCCCGCCAGGTCGATTCAACCGCCGAGAAGCCCCGCACCAAAAACTTGTTGGCGGTGTTGGCCAGGATCCCGCTCAGACTGAACGTGCTGAAGCCGCCGCCGCCGGTGCCGCGGATGTCGGGACGGAAGGCGTGCTCGAGGATCGGCCGCAGATCGCGGCCCGACAGGCCGGTGTAACCCCGGTCGCGGGCGGCCATCAGGAAGACTTCGCCCAGGCTGATACCATGCGGGAACCGGCCTTGCGCGGCCTCGAGAGTCGGCACGTCGAACCACCGTTCCGGCTCGTGCAGGCCGCCGGCCAGGCAAAGCGCGGCCTCGATCACGCGGCCGCCCAGCGGCACCGGCCCGCGGTGCGTGGGCGCGGCGGGGCGACGGAGACGAAGCAGCCGGTTTTCGAAATGGTCGATATTCCAGTTCTGGTTCTCGGCCTGGCCGGCCAGCTCCTCGATCGCGGTCACGTCGGCACCCGGCTCGTCCAGGGCCTCGGCCATCAAGGCGGCGATCGTATCGCGGCGCTGCGTCCGAGCGCGATGCCGCGACACGATGACCTCGCGCGTCAGGCCGCCGGCCTCGGGGGCCGGCTCATCAGCCGGCGTCTCGATCGCGGCGATCGTCGCCATCGTGTGCGGATCGGCGCCCGCGTCGACGAACGAGATCTCGCCCAGCGTCGTGCGGCGTGCGATGTTGACCGGCCCGCGCCATTCCCGGCCGTTAACCGTCACCGTCTGGCCCTCGGCAATGAATTCGTGCTCGCCCACCGAGGCCCCGATCGAGCATTGCCAGGGAAAGCCGTTCCGGGCCGCGGTCACGACTTCGCGAGCCTGGGCCGTATCCCGCGAGATCACGCCCGAGGCGACCAGATGGCCTTCCTCGATCGCGATCCGCTCGGTGTGGCCGACGCCGGCGCTGGCATCGTGATTGAATCTCACGGGCCGCTGCTGGGCGGTGATCTCGGTGCCGTCCAGATCGACCACCACCGGATAGCGCCAGCCGGCAATCCGCATCGGCGCCCCCGTATAGGCCGTCAGATGAAAGCGCGGCAATGGCGCCGGGCCGTCCTCCGGACCGCGGCGAGCCTCGATATCGATCTGGGCCGTGGCCGACAAGGCCAGCATGGTGGCTTCGGCAGGGCCGTCGTGAATGGGTTCAATCATCGTTGAGCTCCTCGTTCTCGTCGTCGGCCTCGTCCTCGTCGGCCTGGTCGTCGGCCTCGTCCTCGTCCTCGTCGGGCGGCGGCTCGTCGGATGGCCGCTGGGGTTTTTGCTTGGTGGGCGATTCGCCGGGCTGCGACGATGCCGCGATCAGGCCGCGATCACGCATATCGATCATCTCCCGCTCGAGCTGGGCGTTCACTTCGCGCCAATCGAGGCCGTCCGCGGCGCATTCCTCGGCGCGGGTCGTGGTCATGTTCTGGAGCCGCATCATCTGCGCCGTGGCTTCCTTGACCGGATCGACGTGCCGTTCGGCCGGCCAGAGCCACTTGTGCGGAATGCGGCCCGCCGGCAAGCCCACGCTTCGAAACCTGCCGGCGGTCCGCGCCTCCGCGATCCAGCTATAAAAGATACGACGGAGGATCGCACACTCGATATCGCGGCGTTCAATCGAGATCGCCCGGCCGAAGACCTGGAAGTCGAGCCGGCCGCTGGCGAAGTTGTAGCCCGACGAGTTGCCCAGCGCGACGGCCAAGGGCATCTCGATGCAGCGGGCGATCTCGTTGATCAGCTGCCGGACGGTTGGCTCGTAAGTCGACGTCGGCTGCTCGGGCTTGAACTGGCTCATCTTGTAGCCTTCCGGCAACCGCGCCATGAGCCGAGGCGAGATTGGCAGGGCGTCCCACTGGGTCGAGCCGTCGCGCGCCGTGGTCGTGATGGCGCCGGCCGGGGCCTCCTCGTCGTCAAGAGGCGGTTCGGTGGTCTCGAGCACGGCGGCCAGGTCGGCGGCGGTCTCGGCCGCGGCGACGGTCGCCAGCGTGTAGCGCCGCAAGAGGGCGAAGAGCTCCAGCGCCGGTGTGTACTCGGGAATTCCCCGGGCCTGGCCGGGGCGGTCGGCCCGGTAATAGTGCAGTACGAACTCGGCCGGCACCCGGCGGGCCCGCTGCACGCTGAAATTGAACCCCTCGGCGCCGGGATGGGCCTCGAGGATCGAATAGGCCGTCGGATTGCCCGAGCTGTCGAAGTCGATCCCGTCCACGTGGCTCGATTCGGGCCGCTGGTTGAAGTCGAAGGGATTGGCGTCGGCGACCTGATCGGCCTCGATCAGGCGTAGATCCAGGCTCACCTCGTGGTCGAGCCGGGGATTCGAGATCAGGATCCCGAACACCTCCCCGTCGACGGCCCGACTCTGGCGCATGGTCCGGAGCTTTTCGGGCAAGTGGACCAGTTCCATCCAGTCGGCGAACGATTCCTCGA